CAGTCGGCATCATCGGCGTGTGGGTGCAGGGGCCCGGCCCGGGGCTGGACATCGTGATGGAATACCTGCCCGGCAACGACGAGTTCGCCGAAGATGCCGACTGGGTCATCAACCGGCTGGTGGAAAACGACATCAAGAGTCTGCCCGACGGTTTCCTGGAGTACCACCAGGCCACCTTATCACCGTATCGTGGAATGCGCGGCGATATCGTGGAAACCGAGGAGTTTGCCACGGCGGAAGAGTGCGCCAAAGAAGTCTGTAGGGTAATCTCGGCCTCCCGGTAACCCTCAGCATCAAAGCGCCCTTGAGTATGAACTTGTCGGCGTGAGCGGACTTCGACAGGCGATACAGAAAACGTTCCATGGCGAAGTACTGAAGCACGTCATTGAAGGGACGATTGTCGGCCTTGGCCCTGTTCAGCAATCGCTGTCGAATGGATGCGGGGATGTTCTGTACCGGCTTTGGGTTCACAGCATGGCCTCCAGGTATGGCTTCATTATCCTCTCTACCCGGCAGATCCGGGCATACTCCAGCAGCTTACCGATATCGAACGATCCCTGATCTTTGTAGAGCTTCAGGGCCTCCAGCACGACGTCCATTCCCACCTTGTTTCGGAACTTGAAGCAGTCTGCCAGGGTTTTCTCCTTACTGTAGATGTGGACGGTCACGCCGTCGATCTGATGGTCTTCTATGCCTACCGTTAGGCTCTCTCCAGAAAAACGATGAACGGAGACGGGCGGGTATTCTATCTTCGGTGATTCAGCACTTCTGTTCAGAGCAATGGACACAGTGTGCGGTATCTGCGTGGTAATGCCGTGGAACGCAAGAGCGGATACAAGACAAATAACCGCTCTGGGAATTCGCATCGCAACAGTAACGAGATCGAGATTGCTCAGAGGCTTTTGCTCCGCGAGACGGTATACGCCTCTCGACATCTGTTCCAGAACGCCGCTGTCCCGCAGCTCATAGAAGACCTGCGGGTGTATCCCCATTTGCATTGCTTCAGCGGTCCTGATGATCCCGCCTTTGCGCTCGATGAGTCGCGTCGCGTGTTGTGCTGCGGATTCATGCCGCACAGCCCTTGCCATGATAGAATCACCTACACTTATTTGCATCTGTGGGTATTATTATCCATTCCGCCAGAAAATGCAAATGGGAGCCGGTCTGCCAGACCTCGTAGTCACCCTTGAAGTTTTCGCCGCGCGTACTTGATCTCGTGCTCCGCAAGGTATAAGAATCTTATCCCTTTCGCGATGCAGCCTCAAATGAATCCCGCTTCCCGAACACTCAAAAGAATCCCGGCACGGCGCGAATTCCGCCAGTAAATATCAACTGGAGACATTCCCCGCCAATGGGAACCGCACGTGTTCGGGTGATTGATGCAGCTTTTCGCCACGGACAATGATCGGCTGGCGTTTCTTCTTGAGACACCGTGTGAATGCAGTCTTTCGGGCGCGAAATCGAGGGCCCACCCACGCAGCGCCGCTCAATCCAGGCAATCCCCGGTCGCGCACGGCATGGAGCCGCGCCTCGAGCTTTTCCACACGGTTTTTCCCGACGCTTCGTCATTTTCCGATTCCTCCGCATATGTAGCCATTAGGGGTGCGCTGAGAGACGCATCCCCGGTGGAGGATAGATGCAGCTTTTCGCCACGGACAATGACCGGCTTGCCTTTCTTCTGGAGACGGACGCCTCGCGTTACCTGGAGCGGTTGCTCGCCCAGGCGGCCGAACTCGTCACCGAAGAGCTGCCGGAGGACAAGCGGCCCAAATACACAACCAACTACATCGGCTCGAAGCAGAAGCTGGTGGATTGGATATGGAAGCACACGCCGGAGGGTGTGGAATCCGTCCTCGACGCATTCTCCGGTTCGGCCGTCGTGGCTTACATGTACAAGACCAAGGGCCTGCGGGTCCTGGCGAACGACCGACTCAACTACTGCTACCACGCGGCGCGGGCTATTATCGAGAACGACGGCGTGCGCATCAGTCAGGAAGAACTCGACGCGCTGCTGGCCGACAACCCCAAGGCGGGCACGTTTGTCCGGGACAATTTCAAGGGCCTCTTCTTCGCCGACGGCGTTCACAGTGTCATCGATACCATCCGAGCGAACATAGACGCGCTCTCTGGTTACAGGAAGGACATCGCGCTCTTCGCTCTCGGCAAGACGTGCATGTCGGGCAAGGGTGGGTTCGGGCACTTCTCATCTTCTACCGACTACGGAAAGCGGCAGGACACGCCGGAGGAGTTCAGGCAGCGGTTCACGGACAACATCGCACGCATCAACGCGCTCGTCTTCGACAACGGCCAGGAGTGCAAGGCAACCCGCAAGGATGTAAATGATGCTCTGGCCGACGCCAAAGTAGACCTAGCTTACTTCGACCCGCCTTACGCGACCGAGTTCTCCACTACCAACTACGAGAAGAGCTACCACTTCGTCGAGGGTCTCATGACCTACTGGGACGGTCTCACAATCGTGGATGACTCCAAGACCCACCACTACGAGACGGACCACAAGACGGTTACGAAGGCGAACGCCAAGGAGTTCTTCTCGACGTTCCTTACAAATGCGAAGCGCATCCCGAACTGGCTCATCTCATACCGCGATCACGCCTACCCGAACGAATCCGAGATGAAGGAGATCATCTCTTCAAGCGGCATGTCCAGCCGGATGCAGTCCCAGCAGCACAAATACCACATCTCCTCGCGGCATTCAGAGAACTCTCAGGCGATGGAGCGGCTCTTCGTGTGCTCGCGCGCAAAGGAGATGAGCAAATCGGCAAGCCTCTGCCCCGCCTGTTCCGGGCAAGCAATGGAGTCCGAGGCTGTGTGGGACGAAACGGAGAACGAAATCCGATACCGAGTCCGCGACCCCGAGGACTTCGAACCCGACAGCTTCAGGCGGAAAGCCCTCGACGGCATACAAGGCATCGCAATCATCATAGGCAGGCTCAAGAAAGAGTTTGTTCCCGACGGCCATGACCCGAAGGCGATGGTCCTGCAGGCGTATCGGTTCGCAAAGAAGACCGAGCAGAACCCTGATGGCTGGACCATGGATAAAGCCAGGGAGTGGATAGATCAGCACGAGCCGGACGCGGCGAAGGCCGAGATCAGGATCGAGGAGAACATGGCCGCGCTTGCCAATGCTCCGCTTTCAGACGATCTCGACCTGCTCTCCTGCCAAGCTGGTGTAGACCCCGTCCGCGTGACCGGCTTCATGGGCAACAAGTACATGATGCTCGGCTGGATCGAGCGGCAGGTGCCGAAGGACGCAAAGACCGTCCTCGATGCGTTTTCCGGCGGCGCGAACGTGGCGTATCACTTCAAGCGCAAGGGTCTGAAGGTCATCGCAAATGACCTGCTGCTCTTTCCCTACCATGTCGCGCGGGCAGTTGTCGAGAACTCGCATGAGACCTTGACCGACGAGGACATCGAGAAGATTCTCGCGCCGAACCCGGACGCGGGAACGTTCATCGTCGACAATTTCCACGGCTACTACTACACCAAAAAGGTGCTCGCATGGCTTGATCAGGTCTGGGCTAACATCCAGAAGCTCTCGGGTTACAAGAAAGACCTTGCCCTCGCCGCTCTCGGCAACACCGTTAAGGCAAAGAGCCTCTACGGCCAGTTCCATCGCTCGAAGCTGAATCTCAAGGCCGATATGGAAGCCGACGGCGATCTGGAGACCGAGGCAGGAGGGTTCAAGGAGAACCAGCTCACGAGCATTCCCATACCGAACATGGTCCAGAGCTTCAAGCGTTATGCGGCACAGCTCAACAGACTCGTCTTCGATAGCGGCCAGGAGTGCAAGGCGTTCCACGGCGACGCGGTCGATGCCGTTCGCAAGTTCGGCGCGGATGTGCTGTATCTCGACCCGCCCTACATCACCGAGTTCTCGAACAACGATTACGAGTATTCGCTGCACTTCGTCGAGGGACTGATGAACCGCTGGGCGGACAAGCAGCTTCTCGACGACAGCCGCCGCAGCTACAAATCGCGGACTCACTACGACCGCGACAGCATCCGCGCTCTCATCGAGAGCCTGGCGACCGAGGCGCACGGCAAGTACAAGACCGTGATCATGTCCTACCGAGATCACGCGTTCCCGACCGAAAAGGAGATCCGCGACATCTTCGCCGGTCGGTTTGGACAGGTGAAGGTCAAAGGCATGGAAGTCGAGTACAACATCGTCCTAGGCAAGGAAAGCGGAGGCAAGGTCGGACGCGAGCTTCTCTTCGTGGCAACAGGTTCGAGACAGGCTTCCAGGTCAATCGCCTCGGCGGGCGTTTCCAACTGCCACACCTCTATCCCCGTGGAAGTGAGTCTGAATGACAAAGACGGACTCTCGACCGAGGCGATTGACCTCAACCCCAACGCGGGCGATCCGCAGTTCGGCTTCGTGATGTGCCGGGCAGGGACGAACCGCAATGGCGACCACTTCACGCCGGACGAGCTGGCGGCGCGCTGCACGACGGCAATCAACAAGAAGATAGACCTCAAGCACTCTCAGGACCTTACCGACATCGTCGGCGGGATCATCGGGGCCGAGTTCGTAGAAGACAATACCGGCGGTCGGGTCGAGTGCGTGGGCGAGCTCTACGTGAAGGATACCCCTACAGCCGCGCTCGCCTACAAGCTCATGAAACGCGGCATCGTCTCCCAGGTCTCGATGGAGTGCGACTACGAGGCCGGGGAGTGCTCCATCTGTGGCAAGACCGTTGCCTCCAAGAACGACTACTGCATTCACCTCCGCAAGTACAAGGGCGCGGAGTATCAGGGCAAGCCGGTCTTTGAGATACTGCACGGCGTCACGTTCACCGGCCTCGGACTTCTTGACCGCAAGGGGGCTGATGAGAACGCGCGGATCACCCAGGTCGCCGACAGGCGGACCGACCAATCACTTTCAGGAGGCGACTCAGTGGACGACGACAAGAAAGAACACGAGACCGACGAGCAGCATGAAGATGCCGCGAAGAAAGGCGCACCGGGCAGCGGAGGCGCTGCTCCCGTCGACGACAAGGCTCGGATAAAGGAGCTTGAGACGGAAAACAAGGACCTCAAGAACCAGGTTCTGGAGCTTCAGAAGCAGGTCCAGGAACTTGAGGCAGCGAGTAAGGCAGCCGCCAACAAAGCTCGTGCGCAGAAGCTGCTGCGGAAAGTCGAGAAGGCGGGCTTGAGCTTCGCATCCGACGAGGAGCGTGAGCAGGAACTCAACCGGCTTGCCGGACTCTCGGACGACGCATTCGCGGCGACCGAAGCAGCCTACGACCGGGCAATTCAGCCGAAGCATGTCCTGAGCAAGGTCGAAGGGACCGAGTGCCCCAACGCCGGAAAGCAGGGCGATGATAAGGGCGAGGACGGCAAGGACAGCTCCGCGTCGGCCGGTGCGGATCGTCAGCTTCGCACCGACGCGGGTGTGCGTCCGCTCGACGTGGACGACAAGAAGACCAGCCTCGAAGACAAGCTCAAGGACGGCTTCATGGCCGCCTATCGCGAGCGCGTCGGCGCGGGCAAGAGCAACTAGGACAGGAGGACGACGTGCCATATCTTAACCCAGACCATCGCGGCCTCGCCTATGGAGATGGATATTTGCAGGGCGATGGCAAACTCGGCCAGTTTGTAAAGCTGGTCGGAAACGATCTCTTCGCCGTGAACACCGATCCGACCGCCAAGTCGTTCGGCGTGTTGATACGCGACTACAAGAACGGCGAGATGCCCGGCATCTTCTGCATGGGCGGCGTGTACGAGACCGACGTCTTCGAGGGCACCATCAATGCCAACGACGACCTCAAGGTCTCTACGAACGGCAAGCTCACGGCGGGCGTGCAGGCCGGGGATGTCGTCGTGGCCCGGGCAATATCAGTCACGAGCGGAGCGCTCAAGTTCCGCCTGCTCATATAGGAGGGAGTGTTGGAAACAACGAAAGTGAACATTCACAGCCAGGAATACATGGAGACCATGGCCCGCCTGATGAGCGAGGCTTTGGAGTCTCCGGATGGGATGCGCGCGCTGGCGGCGGCAATCGCCGAGCCTATCGAGCAGGAGATAAAGCGCAAGGAGATCACCTCGCTGCTGCTCACTCAGCACACGCTTCCCAAAGGCGAGCGCCCAATCTACCAGAAGAAGCCCAAGGTCAAGGCTTACTGGGTCAGCAATGAGGGCGAGGCCCGCGAGCAGGAACTCGGACAGGACGAGATAGAGTTCCCGACCCATCGCATCCACTCGACGCCAATGGTCGATGTCTCGGTCCTCAAGAACGGCAACATCGGGACGCTCATGGACATCCAGACATCCGCCGCCGACCAGATCCGCAAGGAGATGGACAGGCGGACGATCACGGTCATTTCCGCCGCGGTGCCCGCCGCGAACACCATCGAGGTGACGGGCGGCAAGCTCACGGACGACGCCTTGAACGAGGCGATCTCCATCATTGAGGACCTGGAGCTGTCGGTCAAATACATCGTCTTGCGCGGTCGGCGGTTCAACGACATGCGTGACTGGGACCTCGACCCCGAAACCCGGGCTGAACTCCGGACCAAGGGTGTCATCAAGAACTACGGCACCGGCGGCATTCTGCTCACGGCGTCCGCCGAAATGAACGAGATACTCCTCGTTCCTGACGAGGAAGTCGGCAAGATGCCTGTGCGTGAGAGCCTCAGGGCCGAGGCCATCGAGCAGAAGACCCGGTTCAAGACGGGCTGGCTTGTGTGGTCGGAGATAGGCCAGGGCGTCACCCGACCCGACATTCTAGCCAAGATTCGGGTACTCGCTTAGGAGGCATACACGTGGTCAAGATCAAGAACGTTCGCCCAGGCATTCTCATCATCGCGGATGCCGGGCTCAAGCTGGCTCCGGGCGAGTCCGTCGAACTGGAGACACTCACGAGACAGGCGGAAAAGGCCGTGGCTGACGGGCTGCTTGCCCGCACGGATGCCGATTCGTCCGCGAAGTCGGAGAGCAAGGCAGCGGTGAAGTCCGACTCAAAACCGGATGCGAAACCGGGAGAAAAGGCGGAGGCGAAGCCTAAGGACAAGACTGCCGCTTCGGGCGCGGACAGCAAGGATGGTTCGAAGAAGGGCAAGGGGCAGGCAGCGGAAGAGGAACAATCTTCGGCTGTGGAAGAGAACCCGGATGCAAAGCCGGAAGGTCAGTCCGGAGAGGGCCAGGGACAACTCCCGGAGACGGCTGATGCCTCTAAGTGATCTGGTCGGCCTGCTGCGCACGGATCTCGCCGACACGAATGCCGAGCGTTTCAAGGACGAGACCCTGACGCGCTGCATTCTGAAGAGCGTTTTCCCGGTCGGCAGAGACCTTGACGCTCAGATGTCCATATCGGGCGGCGAGATAGCGCCGGAGCCGCAGGGCGAGACTCTTGAGATGCTTCTCCTTCAGGCCAGGATCGAGGCGTGCCGATTCATGCGAGCAGCGACCGCCAATGCCTTCTCGTTCTCATCCGGCGACAAGCGTGTGGACAAGACCAGCCAGCCGGAGCATTGGGCGAAGCTGGAGAACGATTTGACAGCGACATATCACGAGCGGCTGCGGGAGATCAGGCCGGACGCGGCGCTGGATGACGATGGCTACATCTTCACTCCGAAGCCGCTTCGTCCAGTGATCTTCGAGCAGGGCCGTCATCATCACCACGGTCATGACCATACTCACTGATTCGGAAAAAGCGGCTGCGGCGTCGGAGGTTCGTGACTTCATCACGGCGTCGGGACAGACGGCGACGCTGATGCGAAAGCAGACGGGTGAGAACCTGTATGGTTCGGACGAAGGCGAGTTCGTTGAGGTATGCACATTTCCATTGGAGCTGTCCGAGACGCCGCCCAAAGACCTGGCAAGGCAGGCGGATGCGCTCGCAAGTGTTCTGCCTGAGCTGGATGTTCGCGTGGAGGACCGTGTTCGTTTCGAGGGTCGAGACTTCCGGGTGCAGACGGCTGCCCCGCAGTCGCTGTTCGGAATCGTGACTCATAAGGTCCTGGAACTGGTGACGCTGCATGGAGATTAGCCGGTTCGGTGACTGGGAGAAGGCCAAGCGACTGCTCACCAATGGCTTCAACCAGCGGCTGGCTCTGGCGGTCCGGCAGGCAACTACAAAGAACGCGCTGCTGCTCGTCCGGGAGATACAGCGAGGGATTCGCAGCCAGGCTCCAGGCGGAAAACAGCTCGCTCCGCTTGCGCAGGTGACCATAGAGCGCAAGGGTTCGAGTAAGGCTCTGATAGATACCGGGTTCCTGGTGAACTCGATCACTCAGAAGATCATGTCCGACGGCGCGTTCGTGGGACTGCTTCGGACGAGCGTTTACAGGAACGGCGAGAATGCCGCCAACATCGGGGCGGTCATGGAATATGGCGCGACCATCAATCACCCATCAGGCACGGTGATTGTGATCCCGCCGAGGCCGTTCCTGCATCCGACGATGGAGAAATATCGCAGCGAAGTGATCGAGAACTACCGCGAGGCTCTGGCCTCGGTTCTGAGGTGAGATGAAAACTATGAGGACGATCAGGTTAGTGTTTACGCTTGCTCTGTTGTTTGCCGCCGCCGTTTGGTGCGGCGCGGAGTCTCTGCAGGTCACAACCACTCCGACGTCCGCGCAGGTCAAGCGCGGCGCGCCGGTCGCAATGGCTGTGAGCCTGAAGAACGTGCTCACGCCGCGTGAGCCTATCACCATCACGGCCGAGGCCGAGTGGGAGGACGAATACGGCGTGGCCAGGACCACCAGCGCGAGCGCGACAATCACGATAGTCCAGCCGGTCAAGGTCAATCGCTACAAGGTCATCATACCCGCTCCTTTCGACTCCGCTCAGGACATGCTTTTTGCTTTTGTGGCTGGCAGCGCGAAGATAGACGGCCAGCCAGTAACGCCTGCGCTTGACGTGGGACAACTCACATTCGAGTTGGGCCGGACGCTCCCTGAGGGCGAATCGGTGACGCTCGAATACTCGGTCAAGGCTCTGTAGGTTGGACGTTCTGCGCGAGGTAGTCGAGTCGTTCATTCGGCTGGCGAAATCGGAGATACATCCGGGCACGGTCATGGTCTGTGCCGACGATGTGTTCGAAGTGACGGACGTGCCGAGCGTGGTGCTGCAAGGGCCTACTCTGTCCGAGGACGGCGGTCGGCGAACACCGGCGATGCTTACGAGACGAAGTGAGGCGGTTCTGACATTCGAGCAGTGCAGGCGTCCGAGACTGTATCACCTGGACTTCGACGTCATCGTCACGACCGGCAAAGAGAGCGAGCTGCTGGACCTGACCGAGAAGATCGCGCGGTTCTACCAGCTTCATCCGACACTCGTGGTCGGAGAGCATGGCTCGCTCGGCATTACCGAACTCGTGCCGCTGGGCGGGTTGAAAAGAGTGAACCTCTCGAACCTGCGGCAGTCCTCCGGCAGATGCCGGATAGAAGATTGCCCGGTCTACGACGGCCGTGTTGTGAGCGGGAAGCTCGCGGTCGGACTGAAACTTGAACTTGGCACATAGGGAGCACACCTGATGAAGATCAATATCAAGAACCTGCTCTTTCAGCCGCTTGCGCTCCATCTTGCAACGGACGGCGAAGGGCTGCATCTCTCGGCGCGCGAGTGCAGAGAGATACTCACGGAGCACGTCTCCGAGGAAATTCAACTTGCCGCCGCCCGTGGATATGTCTCGCTTGTTGACAAGATCAGCGAGGGTACCGACCACATTGTCGGAAGTGAGACGTCCGAAGATATGCCGGAAAACACAGCGCCGGTCGGTGATCCGCAGGCCGGTCGGAAGAAGGGAAAAGCCAGATGACAGCATACCTCTCACCCGGGGTTTACACGAAAGAGACCGACTTCAGCTTCTACGTGAAGCAGATATCGACGTCAGCTTGTGGGATGATCGGCATTGCTGAAAAAGGTCCGGTCAACAAGCCGACGCTGGTGACGAGTTGGGAGCAGTTCGTACGCAGGTTCGGCTCCTACATCGCCGACGGCTATCTCGCATACGCGGCGCGCGCGTTCTTTGACAACGGCGGACAGGTGCTCTACGTGAACCGTACGGCTCACTACACCGATCCCGACGACCGTACAACTCTGGCTGCCAAGTGTGCCAATGTTGTACTGAAGAATGGCCGGGCAGTAGCAGCCAGCTTGAACACGGGCACAATCGGCACGGACAGAATCGTTTGGACTGCAAAGACCGCAGGTGCGGCGGGCGATTCCGTCACAGTTGCTCTTGTCAAGTCTGGCAACAATACTCCGCTTTCCGTGGAAGTCGCCGGCCAGGCAATCACCGTTCA